CCTGAGGGCTGTCCGCTTCAGTGATTCCTCCAAGGCGATGTAGCCCACGGCTATGCCCTGGTTGACCAGAGCCATCGCCAGCTCACCACAGAAGGTGCTCTTGCCCACACCGCTACCAGCCGTCACGGTCACCAGCTCGCCCAGCCTGAGGCCCGAGGTCACCTCATTGAGGGCCTGATAGGGGTAGTCCGCATCCTTACCCTTGAGTGGGGAAGACACCAACGCATACAGGTCACGGCCATCCACGATGGTTTGCGGGGTATAACTCCGCTTGTTCCATACGGCCTGTCTGATGGCCTCAGGATCGTTGGCCTGTAAAGCCTCTGAGGCGTCCTTGTAAGACCCTAGAGAGGCCATGAAGACGCGATCAGGGGGGAACAGACTGGCTGCCTCTTGGGCTGCCTTCTGGCCGGGCTCATCCCCATCAAACATGAGGATAATTTCATCGAACCCCAGTAACCAGGGGATCTGATGCTTGAGGTCCTTGGCTGCTGCGCTCGCGCCGTTCGGGACGCTAACGACTGGCCAAGTGGGCCTGGCTTGATAGATGCTCAAGGCATCCATCTCGCCCTCTGAAATAACAATCGACTTACCCGAACCCCAGAGGTGTTGACCGAACAGTTGATGTTCAGTGTTCTTACCATTCCAGCGGAAGTTCTTCTCCTTATCTCGCTCCTTGTAGCCCACCACGTTGCGGTTGGAATCGTAGTAAGGAAAGCGAATCACAGCAGGGCCGGAGTCAACTCTTACATTGAACTTCCGACAGGTCTCTTCGGTTAGGCGTCGGCTTTTGATGGGGGCAAAGTCCCCTTCATAGTTCATAAAGCGGGTGCGGTTGGTGGGTTGGTGGATAGATCCGTCGCCCTTGATGTGATGCCCACAGGAAAAGCAAAAGGCTGACCCGTCGTTATAACGGGCCAGGGCATCAGATGATGGACAGTTCGGACAGGGCTCATGCCCTATAAACTGATTCTCATCAGAGGACATAATCGTCAGCTAGTTCGATGTAGTCACGCAGAATGTTGACAATGAAGTCGAAGGCATAGCCCTCATCCTCAAGCGATTCAACGAAGCCATCTAGGCGAACGAATACCGCATCAGAAGCGTTGGTCTGTTCATCAGTCATTGGGGGTGAACCAATCAGTGGGGATATTTGGAAAGACACACCAAGGGAAGCCGTGCTTATCTGCCCAGCCCCCGTAGGTAGTCGTACTGTTTTTAGAGATCGTGTTATTACGCTGGAATACAAATCGGATATCAAGCTCTGGATGCTGGTCTTTAACCGCCAACATCTTCCGCCTATCGGTAGGTTTGAAGAAGCCCTTAGCTTCAATGATGACACCGTTCGGCAAGAAGAAATCTGGCGTATATTTCGACTCAGTTGTATAAGAGTACTTAGAACACTCAAAGAGATAAGGTACGTTTAGTTTCTCCAGATGCTTTGACAACCGATCCTCTAGGCCGGATCGGAAGGCAGGCATCAATCAGTAGCCTCAGTCAGATCAAACAGGTAGGCCTCTAGGGCCTCCATCTCCCGGTCCAATTCCGCCTTGAGGGCGAGGGACTCGGTGATGTCGTACTGCTCGGCTAACTCATCGAGCCGCCGCATAGCGTCGGGATAGGTCATCAGAACTCGTAGTACTCGCTGTCCTCAGTGGAAGGGGCGCGGCGCACAGCAGGATCAGAGGCCTTGAAGCCCTTGACCTCGCCAAACAGGGCTGCCACGTCCTCCGCCGTCAGATCACCCGAATCCACAGCCCCGTTGCCGGTGGCCAGCTCGACGATCTGCACACCCAGCACCTTGAGAGTGGTCCCCATTGCTGGCTTGGTGTAGGGGGTCTGCTGCACGATCAAGCGCACCTTGGTCCCCTTGCGGACCTCTTTAAGGACAGCCTTCTCCACCGGCTGACCAGCCGTATCGACGTAGACCGGATCTGGGCGGCCGGTATCCCCGCCGTAGGAGAACTTCACGAAGCCTTCGTCATCCCACTTGGCTGGGTTGAGGGCAATGCGGTTGGGGTTATCCACCTTGGTCTTGGCCCAGGTCAGCAGCTCATCGCGGTCTGCTTCGGCCTGCTCCAGCACGTCAGCAGGAAGGCGGAAGGCGAAGCAGCAGTTGTTGAACTTGCCAGAGGGTTCGTAGACGTTGATGAAGCCTTCGAGGACAGCATCAAACACGTAGCGGTTTTTAGACATTAGTTAGAGATGGATGGTGGGTTGAGAGTTACTTGCCTTGGCCCCGGCTTAACTTCTTGCCCGGCTTGGGCAGACTGCGGAGACCTTGACCTTGGTGGGTTTTCTTAGGCTTACCCGGTACAAAAAAGTTACCGGACAGACTCTTCTTTGTCTTCATAGTATTGACCTAGGCGGCTGGGATTTGGGTAGCGAATGGGGATTTCCTCTAGCTGTTCTTCGATGTGATCGATCTGACGTTGAAGCTCAGCCAAGGTCACCTTTCCAGCAAGCTTTACGTGATTCACAGGTCGAACTCAATGTTGGACAGCAAGTACTCTTCGTACTCCGCTTCAGTTAGCTCAGGTTGAACCAATGTGGAGCCGTAAGCGAGAAAGTTGGAGTACAAATCAGCGTCGAGTTGTTCAATCTCGAACTGCGTTAGATCAGGCATTTACGTGGTTGGCGTAGTGGAAATGACGAGAAGCCAATAAAAAAGGGGGCTTATGCCCCCAAGTTCATGTCCAGTTGTCGGAGTGACAAGCTGATTAGTGAGAACCTGAAACTAGCGCGTCTACCAATTCCGCCACATCCGCTGGCGTAGCACCCACGCAGCTTGCCGCGTCGGCTTTGCCACCATAGATCATCGGGGTCGAGGCCCCCTTTGTCGCCTGAGACACGACGAGACAGTTCCCGGCGCGGCCGGCTAGACGAAGAAGCCGTCCCTTGTCAATATGCGGGCCCGTACACCACGGACTGAGTTCATGACGTTGACCGCCGTCGCCACCAAGCAGACCCTTCAGCCGCGGCTGGAGGTCACCGGTGGCCGGCGCCTCTCCGGCGAGATCCGCGTCAGCGGAGCCAAGAATTCCGCCCTGGTGTTGATGGCCGCCTGCCTGCTCACCCGCGACACCCTGCGGCTTCGCAACGTCCCCATGCTCACCGACATCGCCGCCATGGGCGAAATCCTGGCGGCCCTCGGCGTGCAGGTCAGCCGCGGCGGAGACGTGGTCGATCTGGATGGCGACATCATCAGCCAGGCCGCGCCCCCCTACGAACTGGTCAACAGCCTGCGGGCCAGCTTCTTCTGCATCGGCCCCCTGCTCGCCCGCATGGGCATGGCCCAGGTGCCCCTTCCGGGAGGCTGTCAGATCGGCAGTCGGCCCGTCGTCGAGCACGTCAAAGGTCTCAAGGCCCTCGGCGCTCAGGTGACGATCGAACACGGGGTGGTCACCGCCGTGGTCCCCGGCAGCCGCCGTCGCCTCACCGGAGCGCACATCCACCTGGACTGCCCCAGCGTCGGCGCCACCGAAACCCTGATGATGGCCGCCGTCCTCGCCGAGGGCGAGACCGTGATCGAAAACGCGGCCCAGGAGCCGGAAGTGATTGATCTGGCCGGCCTGCTGGCCGCCATGGGCGCTCGCATCCGCGGCGCCGGCACCCCCACCATCACCATCGTCGGCGTCGAGCGTCTGCACGGCACCGACTATGCGGTGATCCCCGACCGCATCGAGGCCGCCACCTTCCTGCTGGCCGGGGCCATCACCCGTTCGGAGCTCGTCGTCGGGCCCGTGGTGCCCGAGCACCTCGGCGCCGTGCTCACCAAACTGGAGGAAGCCGGCTGCCGCCTGGAGCTCGACGACCGCGGCCTGCTGCGCCTCCAGGCCGACCGCATCCGCGCCGTCGACCTCACCACCCAGCCCTTCCCCGGCTTCCCCACCGACATTCAGGCTCCGTTCATGAGCCTGCTGGCCACCGCCGAAGGCACCAGCTTCGTGGTGGAGAACATCTTCGAGAACCGGCTGCAGCACGTGGCCGAGCTGCAGCGCATGGGCGCCTCGATCCGCACCAACGGCAACACCGCCTGCATCGAAGGGGTGGCTCGCCTCAGCGGTGCTCCGGTGCACGGCACCGACCTGCGCGCCTCCGCCGCCATGGTGCTCGCCGGCCTGGCGGCCGATGGCGTCACCACCGTGCGCGGCCTGGAGTTCCTCGATCGCGGCTACGCCGACTTCGAGGGCAAGCTCAACGCCGTCGGCGCCTCGATCCGCCGGGTCGGTCCCAGCGTTGCCACGGCCACAGCCGCCTAAAGTCGCACCTGCGGGAGCGTGCCGGAATTGGTAGACGGACTCGACTCAAAATCGAGCGCCTTCGGGCATGTGGGTTC